CAGAAGTAGGTCGTATAGGTGAAGAAAGATTTAGACGTGAGTACGGTTGTGAGTTTTTAGTCTATGACGAAACACTTATCAACAGTATTAAATTATCCACACTAGAAGGCAGTGACCCAAGTTGGAACATGGGGCAAACTCGTTGGTACGGTAAACCTAAGAGTGATTGCACTTATGTTATTGCCTTAGATCCGTCAATGGGAACAGGTGGAGACTATGCCGCCATACAAGTTTTTGAATTGCCTAGTTACAAACAAATAGCAGAATGGAGACACAACACAACTCCTATTCCATCGCAGATAAGAATTTTAAAAGACATTAGTGTTTACATCAGAGATGAATGTCAAAATGATGGACAAAACATTTATTGGTCAGTTGAAAACAATTCAATAGGTGAAGGAGCATTAATAGTAATTAGAGATATGGGCGAAGAAAATATACCAGGTATGTGTGTTTCTGAACCTATGAGAAAGGGCAGAGTCCGTAAATTTAGAAAAGGATTTAACACAACACACAGCACCAAAATTAGTGCTTGTACAAGATTAAAGAACATGGTTGAAACTGACAGGCTAAAGATCAACAGCAAGATTCTAGTAAGCGAACTCAAGGCATTTGTTGCAAGTGGCAGTAGCTACAAAGCTAAACCAGGAGAAACAGATGACCTTGTAAGTGCTTGTTTATTAAGTATGCGTATCATGGCTGTGCTGAAAGACTGGGATCCTAGAGTGTATGAAACGTTTAATCAGGCGGATACAGAGGAGGATATCACACCTCCAATGCCTATCTTCGTTTCAACGAATGTTAGATAAATATTATTATGAGCAATATGGACAACATATCAGAACAGTTATTTGCTAAGATCAGAGGTAGATTTCCTGCTGTGACCATAGGTGATGAACAAGGTTTAGTCACTGACGATCCTAAAGCAGGGCGTTACTTTGATTTTGACTACATAGTAGGTGAAGATATTCTGGGTAGAGTAAGTATTTCATTGACAGAAAAAGAAATTGCTGTAATGTACAACACAAACTTTATTGCAGATCAACCAGATGGTATCAAGTCAGAATGGTATGATTTCTTAAAAGAAATGAGAATGTTTTCAAAAAGAAATATGCTAAACTTTGATACTAGAGATATTAATAAGTCCAATCTTGATAAAAGAGATTATGCACATTTAACTAAAACTGCCGGAGATAAACCAATGAGTGAAACAAAAATGTACGGCACTAGTAGAACTAGTTATGAAGATATAGACAAGGCAAGACTTGTTTTAAAACACAGACAACCTGTTAACGCAGAAGTTCCTGGTGCAAGAACACAACACGTAGAAGCAATTTATATAGAATCAGAAAATGGAGAAAGATACAAGTATCCAATGAGACACCTTAACGGTGCAAGAGCATTGGCACAACACGTAAGCAACGGTGGAAACTTGTATGATGACTTTGGTAAGCATATCGTATCACTCAGCGAAGAGCTTGGCAAGTTAAAACAATTCAAAACTTACATTAACAGATCGGCAGTGATGGCAGAAGGCCTTAAAGGCTACATGGACATGGTTAATGAAAGAATTGACACAATTAAAACTGAAGTAATGAAATTACAAAGAGCAAATTACTATGCAGAAACAATCAAAGACTTTGCTCCAATGGTAATGGAAGAAGTACCAGAAGATTTACAAAACAGTTGGATCGATGAATTAACAATTAGAACTTTCAATGAAGAATTGAAATCTGTATTTCCATACATCAACAGACTTGTAAAAGAAAAACAAAAAGTAAAAGAAATGGGTCCAGCAGATTTTTTAGGTGAAGAAAAAACAGAAGAACTGAAAAGTTGGTATGAAAAATACAAACAATACCAAAGTGCTGATGCCGATAATTTAGCAGACGGTATGTTTAAGTTTCATTTAGATTCTGGTGTTGACCTTGATACTGTTGAAAAAGGTGAATACGAAGCACTTGTTAAAAAACATGGCGAAGATAAAGTTTCAGGAAACGCATTAAAGTATATAGATGAAATGCCTATTACCAATGCCATGCTTGATGACTTTCAAAAAATCATGGGTAGTGTTGATGAGGAAACAGTTGAAAAAGCCTCCGATATGCTAGACAATACAAATGAAGTTTCAGATATGGGCATGAACAAATATGGACTTGCCGCAAAACACAAAGATGGAAAATTTTATTCATTTAGAAACGGCAAGATGACAGGCGGCCCTTTTGATTCAATTGAAGAATTACAAAAACATCAAATGGAACTGATACAAGATGAAGCAAGTGGTCCAGAAGGCAGTGAACCACACGCACATAGAATAGACATTGAAGGCGACTATGATGAAGACAGAGGCATTTCAGAAAAAGATTGTGAAGAAATGAAATATGCTTGTGCCAAAGCAGGTATCAACTGTGAATGTGAGCCAGACGAAATGCGTCAAGGTGGTGTAATCATTCATACTATGTCACCACGTGATGCAGTATTAGATGCACTAGACAAAGCAGGTTATACAGTGAACGAAGGTACCTTAACTCCAGAAGAGGACTTTGAACAAGCACTAGACAATGTAGTAGGAGAAGGCAACGATGCATTAGTAAACGGCAGTGGCAAAGACCAAGAAGCCGCGATTGAAAAACTAAATGGCTTAATGGGTCAGCATTTTCCAGCAGGTATAAATGGAACCAATGCTATACAAAGTTTAAAGGGTGTCATAGACGACCCGATGTTACTTGATATGTTTAGAAAAGTCGGAGAAAAAGATTCTGATCAATGTATTAGACCATTGATAATGAAATATGTCAAAGCAAAAGCACCAGCGATTATGTCGCAAATTGATACTGGTGACATGAAAGAAGGCATCAAGGATAAAGACGATTACATGGCCAAGAAAAAGGCTCTACAAGATATCCAAATGGATCCAAACACTTCAAAAGACGAAAAGCTAAAAAAAGAGCTTATGCGTAGAAAAGCAGAATTGGACGATGAAGCAAAAGAAAAAGGCTACAAAGAAGATGATGACACAATTGATGTCAAAATGAATCCGGACGGTAGCATTGAAAAGGCAAAAGAAGACAACAGATCACCTGGAGAAAGATTAGAAGAACTTGTTAAATCATATTACGATTACACAACTAACAAGTTTCCAAAAGGTGAAACAGCGGTAGTTACAGCTTGTGAAAAAGAATTTGGCGACAAGGCAATTCCAGTTGCACAAAAAATGATTGCTAGATTACAAGGCGGTAAAGATCGCGAAATGGAAAGAATTAAAGACCTAGCAGGTGTTTAATAATCACAAAGTCACTTTTTTGGCTAACAAAGACTTGACTTTATAAGTATATTAGTGTAGTATATGTAATTATGTGCTACACAGTAAAGGCACAAAGCATCGAAGGCTTATTATATAGGAGGCAAAATTATGGCTACATTGGCTGAAATTCGAGCAAAACTTAAAGAACAGGAAACCCGCACAAGCGGTAATACTGGTGGCGGCGACAACGCAATTTACCCATTTTGGAATATTAAAGAAGGCGAAACTGCAACTCTGCGTTTCCTTCCAGATGGTGACGACTCCAATACATTTTTCTGGCAAGAAAGATTATTAATCAAACTTCCATTTGCAGGAATCAAAGGTGATACTGATTCACGTCCTGTACAAGTGCAAGTTCCTTGTATGGAAATGTATGGTGAAACTTGTCCAGTACTTTCAGAAGTACGTGGATGGTTTAAAGATAAATCTTTAGAAGATATGGGACGTAAATATTGGAAAAAACGTTCTTATGTATTCCAAGGATTTGTTACAGACAATCCTTTAAAAGAGGATACAACTCCAGAAAATCCAGTTAGACGTTTTATTATTGGTCCACAAATTTTCCAAATTATCAAAGGAGCATTAATGGATCCTGATATGAACGAACTTCCAACAGATTATACGCAGGGTGTTGACTTTAGACTAACTAAAGCATCAAAAGGTGGATATGCTGATTATTCAACATCAACATGGGCAAGAAGAGAACGTCCATTAGATGAAACTGAGTACAAGGCAATTGAAACTCATGGCTTATTCAATCTAAAAGATTATTTGCCTAAGAAGCCTAGCGAAGTTGAAGTAGGTGTTATCAAAAAAATGTTTGAAGCATCTGTTGATGGCGAAGCATACGACATGGAGGCTTTTGGTCAATACTTTAGACCAGCAGGCGTAAGTGCAAAAACAGGTGATCCTGTAAAGGCAAGTACTCCAACTCCACAAGCTGAGGCGCCAAAGGCAGAAGAGCCAAAGGCAGAACCAGTAGCACAGGCATCTGCTCCAGCAGAAGCACCAGCGGAACCAAAAGCGGATAATAACAAAGCAGAAGACATTCTCGCAATGATTAGAAACCGCCAAGGAAACTAATAAACAATTATACAAGGGGTTGTTTCGGCAACCCCAAGTATATGGATTAAGGAGTAATAATGGCTAACAAGGCATTTGACGTTTCAAAGTTTCGTAAAAACTTAACTAAATCTATCACAGGTATGAGTGCAGGATTTCATGATCCGACTGATTGGATTAGTACAGGTAACAAAGCACTCAACTATCTTGTATCAGGTGACTTCAATAAAGGTGTTCCGCTAGGTAAAGTAACTGTGTTTGCAGGTGAATCAGGATCAGGTAAGTCTTATTTTTGTGCAGGTAATATTGTAAAAGAAGCACAGAAGCAAGGCATATTTGTTGTTTTGGTTGACTCTGAGAACGCATTAGATGAAACTTGGCTACAAGCACTTGATGTTGATACAGATGAAAAGAAATTATTAAAACTTAATATGTCCATGATTGATGATGTCGCAAAGACAGTATCAACATTTATGAGTGATTACAGAGATATGGCGGAAGAAGATCGTCCAAAAGTATTGTTTGTAATTGATTCATTGGGTATGTTGTTAACTCCAACAGATGTTGACCAGTTTACAAAAGGTGACATGAAAGGTGATATGGGTAGAAAGCCCAAGGCACTAACGGCACTTGTAAGAAACTGTGTTAATATGTTTGGTAGTCACAATGTAGGACTTGTAGCAACTAATCATACGTATGCATCACAAGATATGTTTGATCCAGATGATAAGATATCAGGTGGACAAGGATTTATCTATGCATCAAGTATAGTTGTTGCTATGAAAAAGCTCAAATTAAAAGAAGATGAAGATGGTAAAAAGGTAACTGACGTAAGAGGTATTAGAGCCGCTTGTAAAGTTATGAAGACAAGATATGCAAAACCATTTGAATCAGTACAAGTCAAAATTCCATATGAACAAGGTATGGATCCTTACAGTGGACTTGTTGACTTATTTGAGAAAAAAGGACTACTTACTCAACAGGGGAATCGACTTAAATACGTAGATTCTATGGGGAAAGAACATTTGAATTATCGGAAAGACTGGTCTGGTGAACAACTAGAGCTAATTATGAGTGACTTCGAAAAGTTATCCACAGAAGAATCTGTAGAAGAAGTTGAAAAACAACCTGAGGAGTAAGGATACATGGATGGTTCACAAATAATAGAAACTTGGCAAGTATTCAAAGAATATCTTGACAAGAAACACATCGAAACAGTAGCAGAACGTTATGTTGATATGTGTGCAGACTTTGGCACAGATGATGAAGCATTTCGTGATGCATTGGGTTCCGATAATGATCTTGACAAAGCAATTGGTTATTATTTGGAAGAAGATGTTGAACTAGATGAAGGTTACGAAGACGAGGATTATTAATGGGATGGTATTCTGATATTGCAAAGGATATAAGCAAGATTCCTAGTGCTATACAATACTTTGAAGATGAATTGATCGCGGCAAAAAGTCAAATCAGAATCAAAGGAAATGTAGAACGTGCGGCGGCAGAAATGCCAGGAATAGTTGAACAAAGATTCAATCAGTTGCAGGAACTTGAAGCAATATTGGAATACTTGAACATTGAACTCCGCAGACTTCGAAGTTCATTTTTTAAGAAATACTTAGAAAATTATCAAAGAGCATTAAGCAGTAGAGACGTTGAAAAATATGTTGACGGTGAAGCTGACGTAGTTGATTATGAAAAAATAATTAATGAATTTGCTCTTATGCGTAATAAATGGTTAGGCGTAACAAAGGCACTAGATCAAAAACAATGGCAACTCACAAATATAGTTAAGCTGAGAGTTGCAGGCATGGAAGATGCCAGCTTATAACTTTTTTCAAAACTAGGAGTAAACAAATTTTATGAAGTTAAGCGAATCAAAGCCTGCTTGGAAACAACAAGTAAGTGAAAACATAGCAAAACAATATGGAGGTAATATACGTCCTTCAGTTGATCATCACAAACGAACGTCACTGCCCGGTGAAAGACAAAGACTGCAAAAATGGGACATGATACCTAGTGCAGATTTTGTACAAAGAGTTGCAGGAGAATTTGTAAGACAAAATTCTTTAGATTTATTTAAAGATAAGACAGCAGTAATTTTTAGTTTACCAGGTGCGTTTACACCTGTGTGTTCAGAAAAAATGTTACCAGCCTACGAAGAATTATATGAAAGATTTAAACAAGCAGGAGTTGATGAAATTTATTGTGTATCAGTCAATGATGGATTTGTTATGAATGCTTGGGCAGAGTCACTAGGAATAAAAAAAGTAAAAATGTTAGCAGACGGTAACGGTGACTTTACAGATGCCATGGGTATGCTATGTAGTAAAAGAAGCAAAGGTTTTGCAATGAGATCTTGGCGTTACTCATGTTTAATAAAAAATAATATTATTTTTGAAGCTTTTGTTGAACCTGGATTCAATCACAAAGACGAAGATGATGATCCTTACGAAATATCAGACCCAGAAACTATGATCCAATTTGTCGAGGCAGAGAATCGATAAATTTTAAATACAACTATGAAGGTTGTATTAGTGACAGGTGGTTTTGATCCTTTACATTCAGGACACATTTCATATTTCCATGAAGCAAAGAAACTTGGCGACAAATTAGTTGTTGGGTTAAATTCTGATGAATGGTTAACACGTAAAAAAGGTAGGCCTTTCATGCCTATACAAGAACGTGTAAAAATTATAAGCAATCTTAAAATGGTAGATGACGTTTTAGTATGGGACGATAGCGATGATTCTGCCTCAGGTGCAATATTTAAATTGATGGCAACATCAGGTTATGGAAAGAAAATTATCTTTGCAAATGGTGGAGATAGAACTAGTGCAAACATACCTGAAATGTCAACCTGGCATGATAAAGTAGAATTTGTGTTTGGTGTTGGTGGTGAAAATAAGATTAACAGTAGCAGTTGGATTTTAGAAAACTATAAATATCAAAAAACAAATAGAAATTGGGGGTATTATAGAGTGTTACATGAAGACGGTCCAACCACAAAAGTAAAAGAATTAACTGTAGAACCTGGCAAAAGATTATCAATGCAACGTCATCGAAAACGTTCTGAACATTGGTTGGTATCTGAAGGTACTGCAACTGTATATACAATATGCCCTACATCAACAGATTATGAACTGTTGGGTGTGTTTAACAAACATCAAGATTTGCACATAGACAAAGAACAATGGCATCTGTTAGCAAATGAAACAGATAAACCTTTACGAATAGTTGAGATTCAATATGGCGAAAATTGTGTTGAAGAAGATATAGAAAGAAAATAATGATACCAGCTTGGCAAGTTTATAAAGATTGTAAATCTGCTGTGGACCAAGTTTCAGAATATAGCATGACTAGTGGCACTAGACTTGCACATACTTTTTACACAATTAAGGAACTAGACAAACAAAACATTGAGGGCGATATAGTTGAGTGTGGTGTTTGGAAAGGTGGACAAATTATTATTTCTTGGTTGGCAAACACAAACACTCAAAGAAATTTTTGGTTGTATGATACATTTGAAGGAATGACTACACCCACTGATGCTGATTTTAAAATAAACAAAGACGGCACTAAAGGATATGCCAAAGACAGTGGTAAATCCAAAAATGGTTTCGACCAATGGTGCAGAGCAGAAGTAGAAGAAGTAGAAGAAAATTTAAACAAGTTTATGATTCCACAAGCAAAACGTAACTTTATCAAAGGAGACGTGTGTAAGACACTAGATGATACAAGCAACTTGCCAAACAAAATAGCTTTTTTAAGACTTGATACTGATTGGTATGAATCAACACTTAAAGAATTACAAGTGCTATGGCCAAGAGTTGTTAAAGGCGGATACATGGTTTTGGACGACTACCTATCATGGCAAGGTAGCAAACGAGCCGTTCATGAGGTCTTTGGACCAAGTGTTAACATAAGTATTATTGACGAAAAAGCCGTGGTGATTAAGAAAGACTAACATGAAAAACAAAGTATTTGTCGGTTACGACACACGAGAAGATATTGCATATCAAGTATGTGAACACAGTATCTTGCAATATAATCAAGATGCAGAAGTCAGACCTTTGATACAAAAAGAATTACGTGATGTTAAATTGTATTGGAGAGGTGAAGATAAACTAGCGAGTACAGAGTTTACGTTCACACGTTTCCTTATTCCACACCTTTGCGATTACAAAGGTTGGGCATTGTTTATTGACAGTGACATTATATTTTTAGAAAATGTTGATAATTTATTTGCATTAGCAGATGACAAGTATGCTGTCATGTGTGTACATCATGACTACACACCTAAGCCAGGTACTAAAATGGACGGACAGGTACAAACAGTATATCCACGTAAGAATTGGTCAAGTGTTGTGTTATGGAACTGTGGACATCCTAGCAATCAAAAAATTACAGTAGACATGGTTAACAATCCAAACTATGATGGAAAATATTTTCATAGATTTAGTTGGTTAGATGATTCAGAAATTGGTGAGTTACCTAAAGACTGGAACTATCTAGTCGGTTGGTACACAGATGGAACACCAAGAGCATTACACTATACTGAAGGCGGACCATGGTTTAAAAATTATAGAAACTGCGACTACCATCAAGAATGGAAGGACGTTCTTTCTAGCATGATGGAGAGTAAGAGTGAGTGAAGGACTCGGAGAATGGGATCCTAGAGTGTTACCTACAAGACTAAAGCAACTGGTTGATGACATAATGTATTCTGTTGCTATCCATGATAATGAAAAAGCAGTCAGAGCCATTACAGATGTTTTTAGTGATGTAAGAAATCCTAAACTTATATGTATTGACAGCGGTATTAAAAAAGTTGAAAAGAAAGTAAAAGGATCATTTGGAATAGTTGATTCTTTTATTATGGGAATGGCTTTAGGCAGTGGCGGCAAGTATATAAGAGCAGATGATGTAAACGATTACTGGTCACACCCTGCTCCTTTTTTAGTGCGTGGATTGGGCAAACAAAAAATAATCAAAGAATGTATTGCACGTAAAAAGGATTTCTATTTTATGGACACTGGTTACGTAGGCAACAATCCTAGTTCAACTAATCCAAACGGCAAGAAAATTTATCACAGAATAGTTAAGAACGCATTACAGAATCTTCATATGCCAGAGAAAGAAGGCAATGAACATTTGTACGGAGGCGAACGTTGGAAAAGACTAGGCATTCAATACAAAGACAATGTACCTGGTAGAAAAATTTTAATTGTTCCTCCAAGTGAAAAGGTAATGAAATATTTTGAAAGAGATTTGGATCAGTGGATCAATGAAACAATTTTAGAAATTAAAAAGCATACATCAAGACCAATTGAGGTGCGTAAGAAACCAAGTAGAGAAGATAGAGTATCAGTAAACACAATAGAACAAGCACTAGATGATAATGTGCATTGTATGGTAACGTTTAATAGTATTGCGGCTCTAGAAGCAATGATATACGGAAAACCTGCAATAGTATTAGGACCTAATTGTGCTCAGGATCTTTGTGAAAAAAGATTAGACAGAATAGAATTTGTTAAGCACCCAGGCAGAAAACATCTAACTTGGTTATGTAGATATCTTGCAAATAATCAATTTACATATGAAGAAATGTTAAGTGGTCATGCTTGGAGACAGCTAGGAGGTGGACAATGAGAGTAGTTGGTTATACAAAAGTCATTCCACCAGGAAAGTATTCTAATAATAAATTACCAAAAGATAACCACAAGTTAGATATTATAAAAAATTTTATACAAGGTGTAAGAGAAGCAGGTGATAACGGTTTGGTATATGATGGTTATGAAATGCTTGACTCTGATGTTGCTGTTATGCAAGGCTTTTTACATGACAGATCCGATCATGTGCCACACATACAATTACGTAGAAACATAGCAAGTAACACTAGGAACAAATGGTTTATTACTGCTGACAGCAACTTATTTTTATACAAAGCAAAACAAAATGCTCCTTTTCATTATTTAAGATACAGTATCAACGGAGTTTTCAGTGACACAGGAATATATTGTAATGATAAGTTTACTGACATGAATTGGAGAAACATACAAAGAGATTTAGGCGTAAGTTTAAAGCCTTGGTCAATTAACGAAAGAGATACAGTCCTGTTATGTTTACAACGTAACGGTGGTTGGAGTATGAAAGGCAAGGACGTTGTTAGTTGGGCAAATGAAAAGATTAGACAAATCAGAGAACACACAAACAGACCAATTATAGTAAGGCCTCACCCTGGAGATAAGAAAGCACCAGAATATGTAAAAGGAATAGTTGGCGATAATGTTAGAATTAGTTTTGGAGAACACATAGAACATGACTTGGCTCATGCTTTTGTTACAGTAGGATTTAACAGTTCTCCTTTAGTTGCAAGTGTAATTGAAGGAGTGCCAATCATTGTTGAAGATCCTAAGTCAAGTCAAGTAGAAGAAGTGTGTCATACTGATCTATCTCAAATGGTTAAACTGCAACCATTTGATCGCGAAGAATGGATAAGAAAGATTGCTCAATGCCATTGGAGTTTTGCGGATCTACGTAGTGGAGAAGCATGGCAGTGGATGAAGCAGTATCTTAAATGACATGGTTATTACTAGGAATATTATTAGGATTTGCAATACGGTTTTCATCAAAGCCGTACAAGAGCGAAAAAGATAAATTTAAAGATCCATGGAACTGGACAGGATTTGGATAAAATGATAAACGTAACTTGCATAACAACATTTCATGAACCCGGAATGAAACAATATGGACAAAGGTTTATAGACTCATTTAGTGAAAAGGTTGATCCACAAATTAAACTAATTGTGTATGCTGAAAAATGTCAACCTATATCAAATGATCCAAGAATAATAATTAAAGACGCTGACAACACATTACCTGAACTACAAGCATTTAAACAAACTTGGAAAGATGTTCCTAAAGCAAATGGCAAGTGTCCTTGGCCAGAAAGAAGACCCAGAGACAATCATAAAGAATTTAAATGGGACGCAGTAAGATTTGCAAACAAAGTTTATGCTGTATTTGAAACAGCAAAAGATCCTAGCATTGATATTTTAGTTTGGATGGACGCAGACACTTTTGTACACAGTCCTATTTCATACACAGAATTTAGAAATCTAGTTCCGCACACACAATGGTTACACTATCTTGGTAGAAATAAAAAATGGCCTGAGTGTGGCTTCTACGGATTGACACTAAGAACTGAAGGTGCAACTGCATTCTTAAAAGAGTTTCAACGTGTGTATGATGAAGCAGAAAACAACGGAATATTCAATATGGAAGAATGGCATGATAGTTATGTATTCTGGGAAGTTTTGAAAAAGATCAAACCACAACACCCAAACATAAAAGATTACAGCGGACATCTTATCAATGGTGAAGGACATCCGTTAATTAATTGTGAACTAGGAAAATACTTTGATCATTTGAAAGGTGTGCGTAAAGACGAAGGCAAAAGTAGAAAAAGAGATTTGTTACAGCCACGCACAGAAGCTTACTGGTTATGAGCTACGAATATATTGCAAAAGAATTAAAAAAGGTTTTCACAGAAGAACGCAGACAAAAAAGAAAGGTTAAACACAAAGCGAAACGCAAAGGTCGTATTGATAAGAGAACAGGACGACCAGGTAAAGCAAAATGAAGTTTAGTTTATTTAGGGAGTATGGTGCACAAAATAGTCGACCAGTTTTTGATGCTTTTGCTAGTAGCCTTTCTGATGCCGGCCATACTGTTGTTGATAATTCTTACGACTGTGACATTGGCGTTATTTGGAGTGTGCTATGGCATGGGCGAATGGCTCCTAACAAGAAAGTCTGGGACGACTTCGCAACACACAACAAAAAAATAATAGTATTAGAGGTAGGTGGGTTACAAAGAGGTACCACATGGAAAGTTGGTATAGGTGGCATCAATAGAGAAGCATACTTTGGTCCAAAAGGAAATGATGATACCAGAGCAAAAAAACTAGGACTACAATTACAGCCTTGGACAGACAACGGCGATAGCATAGTGATAGTAGGGCAACATGAACGTTCACATCAATGGCGTTACAATCCTAATATGTCTAGTTGGGTAAGTGAACAGATAAGAAAAATAAGAGAATACACAGATAGAGATATTGTATGGAGACCACACCCTAGATTTCCTGTAAACAATCTGGAAGAAGATTTCAAAAACGTGTTTAGGCAAAATCCTGTGCAAGTGCAAGACACTTATGATGACTTTGACTTCAGTTGCAGTGGAGCATACGCAGTTGTAAACCACAGCAGTAATCCTGCTACACATTCAGTTATTAATGGTGTACCAGTGTTTGTAAGTCAAGCAAGTTTAGCCTATGAAGTAGGCAATTCAAGCTACGATACAATCAATAATCCAAACAAACCAGACCGCAGTCAATGGCTCAACGATATTGCATATACTGAGTGGACATTGGAAGAAATTGCCAACGGAGAACCACTAAATCGGTTGACTTCTGCACTATAATATCATATAATATATGAATGCACAGAAGAGTTCTATCCAAAAAAGCACTAAACACAGAAGACTGTTTGGAAATAGCCGCGGGTATTAGTGACCTAAAACATCACGCAGATCCAGAGCTACAAAAGGTCCAAAACTTTTCGTTACACCAAGACAATGCTAACATCATGTTCAGTATTGCAAAGCAAGTGTTCAGAGGTACTGCTCTAACTTTTAAACAATACCAACTCGTAAAAAAATTATTGTTGGAATATTATGTAGACCAATTTACAGATCATGGTATTGATTTAAAAGAAGCAGTTGAAAAATTACGTCAGCCTTTACGTAAAATAGACAGCAGTCATTGGATAAAATTTACTACTGTGAAAGATAGATATGGCCAGGACAATAATACTGTTGCAATTAGATTTCCTTTTAACAAGAAGGTAATAAAGTATATTGAAGAACTTAAAAACAATAGTGACAAAGAATATCATTACGAAAAACACACGCATTACTTTCCTATACAAGAACAATATATTTACAAACTTGTTGAGATTGCAAAAAAGTTTGATACAAAGTTTGACATAGAACAAAAAGTTTTAGACATATATAACGAATTAAAAGCTATGGAGAAAGTTCCGCAAGACTATGTGCCTGGCATTTACGATTTTAAATTTAAAAATTATCCTACCAAAGGACAGGATATATGTTTGAGTGAGATAGGAGAACCAAATTATCAAAACTTGTATAGGTACTTTGATAGAAGGCATTACTATGGTTTAAATTATTTTAATACTGCCAAGGTTGCTGAAAGTGCCAAAGACCTAAGCACACTTACCAAAAAAGTTTTGGAACGTCAAAGTAATTTAATTTGCATTAATTCAAATACTTGGAGATTGATGCAAGTTCTTGAAATGGTTGATGAATTAAAAAGGTATCCTCTTCTTGTTCTTATAAATCCAGAGTCTTGTTATGAAGAATTAAGTTTGTTCAATAATCTGTTTACAAACTATGTGCCAAAGAAAGAAATGTCCGTTATGTTTAGAATGGACACAAAGAAAGGCAACAACGCCATACAATTTAACCGATATGTGAAGACCTGGGGCTTAAATAATAATGTTGACAAAAACACAAGAATAGTGTATATTAGTAATAATAAAGTTCCTAAGCCATTATTGAAAAATGGTTTTAGGCCAAAAGGCATTCTCACAATAGGCAGTAAAAAAACTAATAGCACTATCAACGATTATGTCCATGGACATGATTTGATAATGCAATATGATTCGGATGTGAGTCCGCATTACAGTTATGGATATTATAAAGCAGAACAAATATGATAAGTTGTAGAATTGTCATTCAAGACGAAGTTAACGTCAAGGTAGAAAACTTACCTGTTGAGTATAGACGTAAGATAGCTAACAAGCTAAAGTTCCAGGTGCCTTATGCACGTTATCTTCCACAATACAAACTAGGGAGATGGGATGGAAATATATCTTTTTTCGGAATTGGTGGTACTGGTTACGTTAATCATCTTGATATCATTGTAAACACACTTGTTGACGCAGGCGTTGAAATAGCAGAGATACAAGACAAGAGAGTAAAACATAACCTTACTTTTAACACCATAGACGAAAACTATTGGCAAGGCAAAACTTGGCCTAAAGGACACCCAATGGAGGGTGAGCCAATAGTTCTAAGAGATTATCAAGTAGAAGTAATAAACAAGTTTATAGAAAATCCACAATGTTTACAGGAAGTTGCCACTGGTGCAGGTAAAACAATTATTACTGCAACACTATCGCACTTATGCGAAAAGCTAGGTAGGACAGTAGTAATTGTTCCAAACAAATCACTTGTAACACAAACAGAAGAAGACTATGTAAACTGTGGATTAGATGTTGGAGTATATTTTGGTGACAGAAAAGAACTTGGCAAGACACACACAATTTGTACTTGGCAAAGTTTAAACATACTAGACAAGAAAACAAAAGACGGAGAAGCAGTTTTAACATTAGCTGAATTTTTAGATGGCGTTGAAACTATTATCATAGATGAAGTTCATCAAGCAAAAGCAGAAGTGCTAAAGAAATTACTAACACAAAATTTAAGAAATGCACCTGTGCGTTGGGGACTTACAGGAACTATACCCAAAGAACAATTTGAATTTCAAAGCATATTAGCAAGTATAGGACCAGTAATAAATCAAATAAGTGCAAAAGAACTACAAGACAAAGATGTATTAAGCAAGTGCCATGTTAACATTGTACAACTGATTGATACTTCAGTCTACACCACATATCAAGAAGAATTAAAGTATCTCGTCACAAACAAAGACAGAATAAAATACTTGGCAAAGATGTGTGCAGGAATCAAAGACAGTGGTAACACGTTGATACTTGTAGACAGAATAAGTGCAGGTGAGCAACTGCAAGAAGCAATACCAGATTCGGTCTTTATAAAAGGTGATGTAAAACTTAAAGACAGGAAAGAACAATATGATGAAATCAAAGAAGCTACAAACAAAGTTTTAATTGCAACTTACGGAGTAGCGGCTGTTGGAATCAACATACCAAGAATATTTAATTTAGTATTAATTGAACCAGGCAAATCATTTGTAAGAGTGATACAATCAATAGGCAGAGGTATTAGAAAGGCAGAAGACAAAGACTTTGTGCAGATATGGGATCTGACATCAAGTTGTAAGTATGCAAAAAGGCATTTAACACAAAGGAAAAAATTCTATAGAGAAGCAGAGTATCCTTTCACTATGGAGAAGATTGACTGGGCATGAAAAAATTTACAGTAGAAATAAAAGCCGGTGACGAAATATTAGTTGGACGTTTTAGAAATGTTGCAACTAAAATTAAAAGCATAGAGGTTGATGAAAAAGGTCAACCTATATTAGTAACAAGCAAAGGACGTAAAAATTTATTCAGTTGTAGGATCAGTAAGTTAGATCCAGATACAGGAAAACTTACTCCTAAAGAAATTATGAAAATGAGAAAAGAATGAGAATATTAACATTAGATAACAAAACGTTTCACCTGAATAACTTACCACAGGAACTAAAAGATGATGTAAGATTTAGTGTGCTGGACAACAGTAATCCTAAAGAACCTGACTTCTTTTTTATTCCTTTGATATTCCTTGAAAGTTTTAATAGTCCTGCAATGGTATTAGAAATAAATGGACATGAAATAACAATGCCTATAGATTGGAATCTAGCAGTAGGTGATAGTGAAGGTTCAGGCGATATAGAAGTATTGCCGTTGACAAGTTTGAACGACAGAGGCTTTGAAGCATTCCTTTACAATCCACTCACAGGATATACAATGCAATGGGGTGAAGTAAAGATCACAAATTTTTATAATGATATGAAATGGTATTTTCCTAAAACTAAAAATGGACAACTAATTGGTACACCTATCACTGACGGTAAGAATCCTTTGTGTGCTTGGTTTATCAAAGACATTAGTAGACAAAGTGAAACAATAGATTATGGCTTACTCATCTGACAGTTTAGTTTTAAATTTTTATACTAATCAACAGTATGTAATAGATCAATGCAAACCTCAACTTGCGAAGAAATGGATACCGGAGTGGTGGAAAAAACTTCCTGCAAGTAGAACTGAATTTGACTTATCAACAAATGGCAATCTATATACTGATGGTTCTCCTGTACCAATAAGTAGCATGAAACAATGTCCTGCTATCAACGAAATATTAAAACAGGGTGTGATTATTCCAAGTTGGTGTGAACTTCATTTAGAGTGTGGACCAGATGGACAACTAAACCAAAGAGTGTTTCCCGAACATACTGCTTTACTGCCACATGATGAACAAGACTGGAACTTTCACAAGCCAGGATATGCTCATGTTAAGGTAGGCAGTCCTTGGTTAATGACAGAAGAAACTGGTGTACAATTTATGTGGATCAAGCCTGAATGGCATCAGAAAGATCCTTTAGCATACTGGGGAGTGCCTGGAATAATTGAATACAAGTATCAACACGCACTATTGAACAACATAATGGTACCGTTTAATTCAAGGGTAAAAATTAATACTGGAGATCCATGGTTACAAATAATTCCTTTGAGTGACAAACCAATTGAAATAAAGTGCCACCTTGTTAGTGCAGAGGAAATGACAAGGTTAAATACTACAAACATTTCTGCTGTCGGATCCTATGCGAAGTCTATCCACAATAGAAAAAGACAAGATGAAAGAGACAAATATGAAGACAATTAGTGAAGAATATGTAATACAACTTGAAAAGTTGCACGACCAAAAAGCATCTTTCGGTGATGCAAAAGGACTTAAACCAATAGCAAAATGGATTGATAAATTTAAGCCAACAAGTGTTTTTGATTATGGTTGTGGCAAGGGTGGAGTTGTAAAAGCTATCACTGAATCATATCCAGATATAAAAGCAATAGGTTGGGATCCAGGACATCCTGACTTTAAAGAAAGAGCTCCAGGACCATACGATATGCTTATCAGCACAGACGTACTTGAACATATTGAACCTGTGTTCTTAGACAATGTACTTAAAGATGTACATGAAACATTTAGTAAGTGTGCTTTCTTAATTATTGCAACAAGTCCTGCTAAAAAGTTTTTAGCTGATGGACGTAACGCACACTTAATAGTTGAAACACCAGGGTGGTGGAAAACTAAAATTGAAGAAAATATGCCAGGTGTAAAATTTGTGCATCATGAATTTGTTGAAAAAACAAGAACGGATAAACAAGGTAACGTTAAACCTAACAACAAATATATTGTGGTGCTAGAAAAGTAATGTGGGACTTTTGGACATCAATTTTATTTCTATGCATAGCACTTCCTATATCGTTAGGCATAATGGCTTTATTAGGTTGGGCAGATTCAGAAGGGCATAAAAGGAAAGACGATTAATGCAACCATTAGAATCATACTTGAAAAAAATTCCAGAATTTAAAGGAGCCAATTGGCTCATACGTACACCACTTGCTATTGTTTTTATTTTACAAGGATTACAAAAACTTCCATTAAACATAGAAGACGCAGAAGCATTTGGCTTGCCTATGCAAGTTTGGTTTTTCGTTGCTTGGGGAGAATTGTTTGCAGGAATATTTTTATTAGTAGGTGGACTGACCATAGCACTTAGACCAGGTGTTGGTGATATGCTTACAAGATTTGCAGGCATAGTAATCTGTGGTATTATGACAGGAGTAATACTTATTAGTGAACCTGAAAGTGTTATGTACGTAATACTATATGAACATTTCCATTTGATGTTGTACTGTGGTGGATTGTTCTTTGCATTGAGAGGAAATAGAGTCAAGTGAGCTTTACAAATTTAATCACAACTGCAATCGATTATGTCGTAGATGATATTAGAAACAAACCTAACCCAACTGTTTGCGAGTTAGGAAATCAAAGATTGAAGAATAATAAGTCAAGAGCAAAACTTTATCAACGTTTAAATATTCATACAACACCAACTAGCACTAAAGAATTTTTTTTAGGTTTAGGATTCAAAAGATACCTAGCCATTGACGTAAACACTGACATGGACGCAGTTGCTATGGATCTTAACACAGACATAAGCAAACAATATAACTGGACTGAAAAGTTTGATCTAGTTACTAATAACGGCACAGGTGAACACGTTTTTAATCAATATACTGTATACAAGAACACACATGACTTAACAAAGGTAGGTGGCTATATGATACACGTACTACCTTTTTACCGTTGGGTTGATCACGGCTTTTTTAATACGCAACCTAATTTGTATCCATGCCTAGCTTTACAAAACAACTATGATCTAAAAGGCTTGTGGATAGGAACAAGCAATGGCGATAGACTTGAAAAGTGTCCAACAGAAAAGTTAAGAAGATACAAGGGCTATAGAAATGATTTTCAATTAGATACTTGGGAACGTGATCCAATGATATGTGCTATACTAAAGAAAAATGTTGATGCTGAATTTGAAATACCACAACAACATTTGTATAGCGGAGAAAATATAACAAGCGACGAGATCGGAAAGAAATACAAATGAATAGTCAGTTAAGTGTATTACAAAATTTTAAACAAGAAAATTTACACATGGAACCATTTCCATACATACACATTCCAGAAGTTTTGCCTTGGGATTTGTATGAAAGATTAGAAAGAGAATACCCTGAACAGTATTGTACAAAGAACGAAACAACAGGCTTTGGTACTATACGTTACAAGCAACATGAGTTCGATTATGAAAATGCAGTTACTCCTTTATGGCGTGACTTTGCAAATTATCATACAAGCATGGAATTTAAAGAAAACTTATTACGTGTGTTTAGAACAGGAATAACAAAACTGTATCCTAAAGGATCAATCGAACTTAGACATTTTCCTGAAGACCTCTACACAAAATATATCAGAGCAGGAGTAAGCCAAAGAAAAGCTCCTGAAGGTGGTAGTGTAAGAATGGAAATGCAATTTGTTATGAATGCTATTGATCAAAAACAAATACGTACACCACACGTAGATCAAGCAAAAGAATTATTCGCTTGTTTGTTTTATTTTAAAAAGCCTGAAGACAAAGGTACAGACGGTGGATTAAACATTTATAAAAACAAAGAAGGTATACAATGGAAACCATTAAAAGGAAGAAAAGTAGACCTTGATGATATTGAAGTAGTAAATCACATACCATACAAACGTAACACAATGGTTTGTTTTATTAATAGTTTGAATAGTCTACATGGTGTGACACCTAGAGAAAATCCGTCACACATTAGACGTTATATAAACATAGACGGACATATTGTTGAGAAACTTTTTTCATTTAAGGAGTAGTTATGAAAGTCAAAAAAGATGAATATGAATCACTAGCAGAGTGCATAAGATCAGATCAAGTTCCTGCAAATCACATAGCAGAATATTTTACTGACAAAGCATTTTACAGTTGGTACAGTAAGAAATACTTTAAAGGACAAGAACATGAAAGCAGGTAAGATTTGGGGACAAACAGAACTTATTCATGCTAATGGAGTTTTAGAATTCCATAGAATAAAATTTAAGAAAGGTTTCAAATGTTCTGAACATGAACATAAATTTAAATGGAATGGCTTCTTTGTTGAATCGGGCAAGATGATTGTTCGTGTTTGGCAAGATGATCAGGAAGGTTTAGTTGATGAAACTATTCTTGAAGCAGGAGACTTTACCCAAGTCAAGCCTGGAAAAGTGCATCAGTTTGAAGGCTTAGAAGACGGAGTTGCTTTTGAATTGTACTGGGCTGAATTCAATCACGATGATATCGTAAGAAGGACAGTAGGCACAAAAGTTTCAAAATAATTTTAACTTAACAAAGGAACGACTATGCCCAAAAAAGAAGAGGCTTTAATTTATGAGTCACCAGACGGAGGCGAAACAGTCTACGCCCATTACAGAGATAGACCCGAAATAGAAAGATGGCTTGTATCAGCTCCCAATAAACAACCAGATATATTTGAGTATAAAGATTTTGAAGACTGCAAATATTACGCAAAAGACTATCCGATACTACAGAAACAACTTGACAAACTTAAGACAATATGGTATACTATAAAAGATGAAGCCGAAAAGAAAACTGCCTCTGAATGAAGTCTTTATGGCTATGGACATGGACGCAAAAGGCGCCTATGATGAGTGGTCTGATGAAGAAAGAAAAGAACTAAACTTTTGGTTATTGAATCGATATGCAAGTTCGATAGCAGGATCAAGAGATGCAAAAGAATGGGCAGTGGTTTCGACAAATGAATACTATAACAAGAATTGGAATATATTAGGAACAAGACATCCTAAACTACAATGGCAGTTGCTATGTGCAACGCACAACGCATCACGCAAGTCAAGACAACACGTCTGGCAAGGATTAAAACAAAAAGGTGGAGATGTTAAAGTCGTAAAGTGGTTGAAGGATATGTTTCCAAACATGAAAGAAGATGAGGTAAATTTACTTGCTACAATATCTACAAAACAAGAACTCAAACAATACGCAGAAGACCACGGGTTGGATAAGAAAGATGTCAAATTCTAAACCATTTACTTGTCCTTATTGTGGTGCAAGTTTTACAAGAGAAAAAACTCTTGCAGTTCATATGTGTGAAAAGAAACGTAGACACTTTCAAAAAGATGAGAAACGTGTACAGATTGGCTTCTTGACTTTCAATAGATTTTACAAATTGTGTCAAAAGGCAAAAGAAGATAAAACATATGAACAGTTTTGTGATAGCCCATACTACAATGCATTTGTAAAGTTTGGATCATTTGTAAACAATGTGCGTCCATTGTATCCAGAGAGATATGTAGACTATGTTGTAACAAGTGGAGTAAAACTTGATCAGTGGTGCAGAGAAGAAATGTATGAACGTTATGCACTAGAACTAATACTAAAAGAAAGTGTTGAAACTGCATTAGAACGTAGTGTGAAGACTATGATGGACTGGGGTGAAGACAAAGAAGCACGTTGGCAAGATTACTTCAACTATGCAAGTTTGAATAGAGCAACGCAAGATATTAAAGATGGAAAAATAAGTCCTTGGTTAATTTTAAATTGCAAGTCAGGTAAAGAAATGATGGGCAAGTTTAATGATGAACAACTACAAATTGTATATCATGTTATGAATCCACAGCATTGGGCTTTGCGTTTCAAACGTCATGTAGCTGATATAGAACTTGTAAAAGAAATAGTGAAAGAAGCAGGATTGTAATGCCAGATATTGATATAGATTTTGCTGATAGAAATGTAATACTTGATAAGATTAATCATCGTGTTGCAAAATTAAACAAAGATAAAAAACACAACACAGGTGTTTATGTAACAGAGATTCCACACAATCCTGTGGATAATATGTCTACACTTGATTATGAACAAGCAGAAGACAGAGGATATTTTAAACTAGACTTTCTTAATGTAAGTTTGTATAAAGATATTACAAGTGAAGAACAACTTAACAAATTGTTATCAAAGGAGCCGTTATGGGATTTACTCACGCACAAAGAATTCAGCGACAAATTATTTCACGTAGGAGAACACAGTGGTCTGCTACAGAAACTAAAGCCAACAACGATAGAGCAACTGGCGGCGACACTGGCAGTGATAAGACCAGCAAAGAGACACTTGCAAGACAAGACATGGAAAGAGATACTAGAACAGGTATGGATAAAGCCAAGTGATGGATCATATTACTTTAAGAAAGCACACGCAGTTGCATACGCACACGCCATTGTTGTGCAAATGAATTTGATATGTGAACAACTTTATGAAGCCAACTAAAGTAACATTTTTTACAAACTACGAAGAACTTAAATTAAGTTTGCCACCCGTACCTGCAAGTAAGTTTTGGCCTGAATGGTTCAAAAAGCAAAAGACACCAGAAGTGCCTATGTCACAGGAAATGATTGACCGTGGTGGACCTAAGACTGTAAAAAGTTGTCCAGGTATATTAGACGTGCTTAACATGGGTTACATTATTCCTTTATGGTGTGATTACAAAGTTGTACGTGTACCTGAAACACATGAACAACCACAAGGCATTAGATGGAGAATGCCTGGAGGTCAACAAAGTATGTTTGGTGCAAGTACGCATCCTATGGAACAAATATCTACATATCCATTTGGTCCAGACACATTCAAAGGCAGTTTTAAATTTATGAATCCTTGGTACATTAAGACTCCTCCTGGATACAGTTGTTATGTAATTGCTCCATATTACAACAAACATAAAAATTTAGAAATAATGAACGGTGTTATTGATACTGACTTGTATCATGAAGCACACATAAACAGTTTCTTCACTGCACCAATAGGAGAAGAAATAACATTTGATTATGGTATGCCTATATGTCAAGTCATTCCTTTCAAGAGAGAAGATTATGAAATGGAAGTTGCAGTTGGTGATCATAGAAGTATCAAGAACAAGGTAACACAATTCATACACAACAGTTTATTCAAGGCACAACATTATAGAGAAAAGTTAAGTCCTAAAAGGTATAAATGATTGAAAGAAAGTTAACGGATTTTGAAATAGAAGAAAAAACATCAGGCGGTGCTGTTTACGAAGCAGGTGTCAAAGAAAGTAAACGCAGTAAAGCATTAAGAAGAATTGCACAACCATTGATGGACAAGTATTGGAAAGACCGTGGACAAGATGTAACCACACTACATAGAGTTTACAAGGTAGCAGAATATTTGTTAGAACGTAGCAAAAGGCACAAATGATAATAGACAAAATAAAAGCACGTGGAGAAGAAATGGCTCCATTAGAAGGACATGACCGATTGCAATACCTAATTGATATTGCAAGGGAAGTAGAACCGTTGCCAGATAACGAGAAGATAGATGAAAACAAAATTAGAGGTTGTGCAAGTAATCTTTGGGTAGTAGGAGAAATGAATGAAGACGGAACCATGTCATATAGGCACGATGCAGATGCTTGGATAACAAAAGGAACTGCAAAAGTTTTAGTTGATTTGCTTAATGGTGAACATCGAAGTGCAATAGCAGAATTAACATTAGAGAGTTTTGAGGGCTTGGGTATAAAACAATTACTTACTATGCAAAGGCAAGTAGGCTTTGGTAGTCTAGTAGAAAGAATGATTGCAATAGCAAAAACTTATGGACTTTGAACACGGTATACTATTCTTTTTTATAGGAATGGGTGTGACAGTGGTTGGCTTTTTTATAGCTTATCTTGTTGCAATAAAAAACTACAAGAAAGAATTAGAGGATAAAAAACCAAAGGAAGGGCCACTTACTTTTTTATAAATGGCTTACGTACAAGTTGCACACTCTTTCGCTTTACCCTTTTAATTGCTAAATTTCCTATGTTGACTACTGGACCAGTAGTTACTTTAACATCTTTACTATTCATTGTGATTAAACTGTGCCTGAAGTTGGCAAACTCTTTGGGTAGGAATATACTGATAGGTATTGTTCGATTGCTTTCATGCCACCAGACCTCGCCCATCTCTATGAACATCTTCTTTTCTTCTTCTGCCTTAAGCAACGTGTAAACGTACATACTTGTTACGTTATTGTCCTGGTTGTTAATGATACCTACGTATTCATTGCCACCGTACTGCACAATGCTTAAAAAGGGGAAGTTCTTCTCAATATCTTTTAATAACATTTTCTCGATAAATATGTGTATGCAACTAACATATCGATATTTAGCAACCAATAAGTCAGTATTGATAGCAGATCTGACTAACAACATAACGGAGTATAGACCAGTGTACGCAAGAAATATGATAGTCTACAGAGGCATAGATAATACTCTAACCTTTGAGATTAAAAACCATGACCAGAAGCCTGTAAGTATATTAAACACTTACAAGCCTTATTTTGTAATGTTTGACGAAAACAATACGCAAATTTTAGAACGTGAAGGAACAATTAAAGAAACATCTACTCCTTCATTCAAAGGACAATTTACTGTTAAGGTATCAGAGAATGACCTGCTCAGTTTAAAGTCACAGTTCGCCAGCTACAATGTCTACTTGGTTGCTACATCTGACAATGCTAAAACACTGACCTATGCGAACACTCATTACAATGCTAAAGGCACTATTGAAATTAAAGGTGATGCTTTTCCAGGGCCATCAAACAGTTACAGCATCAAAACTTTTACAGAAACTGGTGTTGACACAGACATATTTGTTAGTGAAACTATTACGGCAGAGCCGGCACTAAATGGTAATGAAGCACTTCACACAGCGGCCATTTACAGCACAGACTTTGCTGGTGATGTGTTCATAGAAGGCACATTAGAAAACGCAGTCACAGGACAAACCAAATTTGGTGACATAGTAAAGGTAAACATAGCAAGTTCTACGCAACCAAACTATGTAAACTTTAATGGCGTATTCAATCATTTAAGAGTTAGATATACCAAAACTTCTGGAACAATTGATAAGGTTTTAGTTAGAAACTAGTTGACTTTTTATTAAGACTATACTATAATAATATTGTTATGAGTAGTTTGGTCTTTGATACATTAATCGCACATCTTCCCGCAAAACGGAAAACAACTCCAAGTGGTTGGACTAGCTTCAATGCCCCATGTTGTCACCATAACGGAACTACTCAAGACACAAGACAACGTGGCGGTTTGATTACTAATCCTGCTGGCGGTGTTTCTTATCACTGCTTCAACTGTGGATTCAAAGCAAGTTGGAACGAAGGACGTAAACTTTCTGTCAAGATGAAAAGATTATTGCAATGGCTAAACGCATCTGATGACACAATTACTAAATTGGCTTTAGCAGTTCTACAGTATAATGAAACACAAGGTTTGACTCAAGACATTGTTTCCTTGCCAGAGTTTAAAACTGTGGAACTGCCTGAAGGTGCAAGACCAATCAATCAATGGGACGACTGGCAGGCACTAGAGCCAACTGGTGTTGATAGTAATCTAGTAAAGGTTGCTGAGTACATGAAGAAGAGGCAACTCAATCATGATGATTACAATTTCCATTGGACACCCAAGCTAGGTTATAGAGATAGATTGATTGTTCCATTTTATTATAAAGATGAAGTTGTTGGCTGGACTGCAAGAAAAGTTGTTGATGGCACTCCTAAATATTTGAGTGAACAACAACCTGGGTATGTGTTTAACTTTGATGCACAACACTACAAAAGAATATTCTGTATTGTTGTTGAAGGTCCGTTTGATGCACTAGGCGTAGATGGTGTTGCGTTGCTAGGAAGTGAAGTCAAAGATCAACAGGCACTACTAATCAAATCATTAAATAAAAAGGTTATACTTGTTCCTGACAGAGATGATAATGGTAAAAAATTATTAGAACAAGCAATTGACTTGGGTTGGTCAGTTAGTATGCCTGACTGGGACGAAGATGTCAAAGACGTAAATGACGCAGTAATGAAATATGGCAAAATGTATACTTTACACACAATAGTATCTTCCACAGAAGACAATGAACTAAAAATTAAATTAAGGAGCAAACAATGGTTTGGTTAAAAAATATGTTTAATAAAATTGTAAGCTACTTTGAAAATTGGAAGGAACAAAGGAAGTTCAAAAAGAGAATCAAAGAGTTACAAAAGAAAGATCCGTTTATATACAAGTAGGAAACATTATGGAAAAGCAAGACAGAACAGAAGAAGCATACAGAATTATTGAAAGCAAAGTAAATGAATTACTTGGCGACAAAGCAGGTTACGATCCTTTAGAAATAGCAGGAGTAATGTGTGCCCAAGCAATTAAAATTTACAAAACTTGTTTGAATGAAAATGATTATGATGATATAATGGAGGCAATATTTGTTTCTAGAGATAACGTTGAAAAAATGAAAGGTCCAACAAAACACTAATGCAATATAATATTATCAGACCATTTGGCCCAACAATATATCACGGACGTTTAACAAGCGACGAAATAGATTATCTAAAGCAAGTTGCAAAGGATACAGAAGAAGCTAGGAACAATGTTGGATATGATTTGGCTGGTAACATCAAAGAACAATTAGGTATTGCAGTTAAGGACATGGATAGATTTAATCATGTGATTACACCACATATTAGAAACTATGTAAAATATGATGACGAAAGAATGAGAAGCCATTTGCTTATAGATGACAGCGATGAAAAAGATTATGACAAAATAAGTTTTAGTTTAGGATCAGGACCTTGGATTAATTTTCAAACAGCAAACGAATTTAATCCTATGCACAGCCACGCAGGTATGATTAGTTCAGTTGTGTACATAGATGTTCCTGAAGAAATACAAAATGAAGAATATACAAAAGATACTAATATGAATTGCCCAGGACAAATAGAATTCATGTATGGACCAGACGTGGTAGGTGCCAATGGCACACACAAGATAGTTCCTAAGACAGGAGACTTCTTACTGTTTCATGCAGGTTTAAAACACACAGTATACCCATTCAAATCAAACGTAACTCGTATAAGCATGAGTTTCAATGTAATGGGCGTAACATTTATGGAAGGAGAGAACTGATGACTGAGTTCACAGAAGGAATGCAAAATGCATTTCGCAGAATTCTAACTGGTTCAAGTTTGTCACTTGCTTTAATATATACCCTTGGACATATCATAATTGCTATGTCAGTGGTTACAGTTTTGACAGGTGCAAGTTTATGGGAGGCTGGTGCAGTAGCACTTGTTGAGCCTAGTATAAACGGTGTATGGTTTTATATCTTACACACTGGTTGGAAAAAAATGAAAGGAATATAATGAGTACACTTATACCAATGGTAGTTGAGTCTACCAACAAAGGAGAAAGAGCCTACGACATTTACAGTAGACTATTGAAGGATAGAATTGTAATGTTGAATGGTCCTGTTGAAGATCATAGTGCAAACGTTGTAGTTGCACAAATGCTTTTCTTGGAAAGTGAAAACCCTGAGAAGGATATAAATTTTTATATCAATAGTCCAGGTGGAGTAATAACTAGTGGAATGAGCATATACGATACTATGCAATACATCAAGTGTGATGTCAGCACAATAGTATTAGGACAGGCTTGTTCAATGGGTTCATTTCTTGCTCAAGCAGGTGCTCCTGGCAAAAGAATATTATTGCCAAACAGTCGTACAATGATACATCAACCAAGTGGTGGTGCAAAAGGTATGGCAAGTGATATTGAAATACGTTACAAAGAGATTCAATATCTAAAAGAAAAATTAACAGAGCTATATGTAAAGCACAATACAGCAGGTAAAACTTATGACGACTTCATGAAAGATATGGATCGTGATTACTTTATGAGTGCAGAAGAAACAATAGCATATGGTCTTGCAGATAGGATCGAGGAGAAACGTAAGTGATAGTTTGGGGTATTGTTGGTAACAGTCATGATGCCAGTATAGCAGTTTTTAAAGATGGAAAACTGATATGGGCGGCTTTGGCGAAAGACTTCTCTAAGATAGAACACGATCCCCATTTGAATCCAGACCTTGTGAACGCCGCTAAAGAAGCCAGCGGTTGGAGATTGCAAGTGCCAGACAAAGTTGTTTGGTATGAAAAACCTTTCCTTAAAACGTTGCGTCAATTGAAGGCAGGACAAGGTTGGTTAGCAAGTGAAAACAATATCAAAAAATATCTAAGCAAGTGGAACATAAATGCTCCTATTGAGTATGTGCAACATCATAGAGCTCATGCGGCTTATGGTTTTTTCACTAGCGGATTAACTAATGCAACAATCATGTGCTTGGATTCAATAGGTGAGTTTGAAACGTTTACTATATGGACAGGTGATTCATACGTACCTGGTGCAGGACTAAAGCAAGTGTATTCAGGAAAGTATCCACATAGTGTTGGCTTGTTCTATAGTGCAATGACACAACGATTAGGATTGAAAGCAAATAGAGATGAATACAAAGTAAGTGAGATGGGTATGGATATTGCTACACATGAAAACTTACATCTTATCAATGACATGATTGAAACCTTTATTGCTAAACCACTCGATGGATCAAAGCCAGGCGTAAAGTTTAAGGTAAACTTACATAAAGGTTGCGATTGGTACAAGCCAGACCTTACAACAGAACAAGATATGAAAAGGTTAGCGAATGCAACACAATTTGTATTTGAAACAATTTTAAAATCAAATAATGATTGGTGCATGAAAAACTTACCAAGTCGTAATTTAATCTTGACAGGCGGTTGTGCGTTAAATAGAGATGCAGTGAAGAAAATCAGAAAATATTGGAATTACGTTTATGTGCCAAAAAATCCAGGTGATCCAGGCAGTTGCATTGGTTCAGTTTTGGCTTTGGAAAATAGGCATATTGACTTTGATGAGCAAGTGTGGTATAATAAAAAATAATGAAACAAAATACAGATTACGGATTCGAAATACAGAAAACTTATCTTGAGATCATGTTGAGTGATGCTCAAACGTTTGTGCGTTGCCAAGCAATATTTGATCCAGAAAGTTTTGATCGTAAACTAAAGCCAGCGGCAGAGTTTGTAAAAAATTTTGTTGCTGAACACAACACACTTCCTACAGAACAGATTGTAAACAGTAATAGCCCACAAGTAAAACTAACTATTCCAACAGGACTAAATGAACAACACTATGATTGGTTGTTGAGCGACTTTGAAACTTTCAGTAGACACAAAGCACTAGAACGTGCAATACTTGAAAGTGCTGACTTGCTTGAAAAAGGTGAATATGGTCCAGTTGAAGTAAAGATCAAAGACGCAGTACAGATAGGATTACAAAAAGATCTTGGTATTGATTACTTTAAAGATCCTAAAGGTAGACTTATGTCTTTGAAAGACAACAATGGACAAGTAAGCACAGGTTGGGAAAGTTTAGATAAGAAACTATTTGGTGGATTCAACAAAGGTGAGTTGAATATATTTGCAGGTGGTAGTGGTGCAGGTAAGTCTTTGTTTCTTGCAAACTTAGGTGTAAACTGGGCACTCAACGGAATGAATGTTGTGTATCTAACATTTGAATTAAGTGAAAATTTAGTTGCAATGAGATTAGATAGTATGATGACAGATATTCCAAGCAGAGAAATATTTAGAGATTTAGATGGCGTTGAAATGAAAGTTAAACTAGTTGGTAAGAAGTCTGGTGCTTTCCAGATTAAGTATATGCCAAGTGGTAAGACAGCAAATGATATTAGAAGTTTTATAAAAGAATATGAAATCAAAACTGGTAGGAAGATTGATGTAATACTAGTTGACTATTTAGATTTGATGATGCCGTTGAGCAAAAAAGTAAGTCCAAGTGATTTGTTTGTAAAAGATAAATTTGTATCTGAAGAACTTAGAAACTTGGCAATGGAACTACAAATTATATTTGTAACTGCATCGCAGTTGAACAGAGCTAGTGTTGAAGAAATAGAATTTGATCATTCGCATATTGCAGGTGGATTAAGTAAGATACAAACTGCTGATAACGTGATTGGTATCTTTACAAGTAGAGCAATGAGAGAACGTGGCAGATATCAAATACAGCTAATGAAAACTAGAAGTTCTAGTGGTGTTGGTGCAAAGATAGATTTAGAATTTGATATAGATAGTTTGCGTATAAGAGACTTGGCTGAAGATGATGACTACAAAGAATTTGACAAACGTAAGTCAACGATATTTGATAACTTAAAAAGAACAAGTGTAACAACAGACAAAGAGCCTGATACACCCAAGGAACCAAATCAAGGTGAAATAGTTAAGCCAATCAAGGCTGAAACAGATTCAACTAAACTAAGATCATTTTTACAAAACTTAGAATCAGAGGAGGATTAATTGTGGGAAATATGGTGCAAAGCAATAGGGAGCAAAGCATATGAAGATAAACGTAGAGCTGACACAGTGGCAATTATTCGTACTGGGTGGGTGGTGTTGCACATTTCTACTTGCCTTGCTATTATCTTAAACGCAATAGCCAATCATGGCTGGGGGTTAATAGGAATTAATTAAATGCGTACTTTATACATATTCGGTGATTCATTTACAGTAGACTATAAGACTGATTGGACATGGACTAGACAACTTGCTGATAAGTTAAGGGTTGATGCCATGTTGAATGATAGTATCATTGGTTGTAGCAATGAATGGATCATGCACAAAGTAAAAGAGCAACGCCATAAAATAACAAAAGATGATATTGTTGTAATTGTATTAACAAGCCCATATAGATACTGGTTCTTTAAAGACAAACCTGAATTAAGCAATTATAGGATAGCAAACTGGGATAACTTTGCGTCTAAGCATGAGAAAGGTCATGTTGATGCAGTAAAGGGTTATGTGAATTACTTGCAAAGAGATGAATTAGACTCATTTAGAGTTGAACAACAGGTGGCTTGGATCAAAGAATTAAAACGCAATTTAGGATTTACATTATTACTGATACCAGGCTTTACTGTTGATATAGATTATACTGATATCATAAAAGTCATGGGAGACATGACGGGTAGTGTTAGCAACGCAGAGTTTGTAAGTGAGAAAGATGATGAACAATGGTACAGTGATGGCATAGACACAAGATACAATCACATGATCAAAGCTAACCACAGCATCATGGCAGACAAGTGTGCAAACAGTATTATAACAAACAATGCACTAGACTTGACTATAGGATTTCAAAGGCACGTTCTAAAAGGTAATGAAAGACTTACAGCCACAGAACACATAGGACCGCAACTGGTGGAGACAAGCAATAAATTATACAAAGATCAGCCCAAAGGACTCAAGCATTGGCTCTCTAAAAGGTAAATATACTTTTAGTATGCAGAGACGTAATACTAAAAGATTCCACATAAACGGGTCTTCCAATATGCCAGACGTAGAGCTGGTTGCAATAATGGAGCAGGCCTTAAAGCGACCTTCGTCCTCCACATACAAAGTTAAAGTTGACAACATTCGTTGGGACACACAGTATAAGCAACTGTGGTCCGATCATATCAATACAATACCTCATTGGGACAAGTTGAACTACAAATACAACAAACGTTCTGATGAATTTGTATTCTATAAAGAAAGGAAAAGAAAATGACACAACTGATTAACCCCTCTAAGTTTACACACTCCGTTGGCCTATTAAGGTCATTTTTTTTGGATAAAGGATTTCAAGAAGTCCATACCCAGAATAGATTATCGATACTAGCGGCTTGTGAAGATCCATTTAATGTAGCTACATACAATTACGCAGGCCAGGTATGGCCCTTGCCCCAGACAGGCCAAATGTGGTTAGAACACGAATTACTTTCCAAGCCCGATTCAAAGGGCTTTTTTTGTGTCTCCACTTCCTATAGACAAGAGCCAAATGCAATACCAGGTAGACATGATATTATATTTCCTATGTTTGAATTTGAGATGCCAGGTGACATAGATGATCTTAAGAAAATGGAATATGAACTGTGCCAACACATGGGATTCAAGATGCCTACTGAAAAAACTTATGCTGAATGGCAACAACATTATGGACTTGCTGAAGACTATGAAATGACTGCTGAAGAAGAAACTAAGATGCATAAAGAATTTGGTACAACAATGATTACTGACTTTCCTGAAATGACATCACCGTTTTGGAACATGAGTAGAAATGATGATGGCAAAACTGCAAAGAAGATAGACGTGATACTAGGCGGTATGGAAACAATAGGATCAGCAGAACGATCTTGCGATGTACAAATGATGCGTGATACTTTCCATAGCATTACTGACGGAGAATATAGCAAACTACTTTACAAACTGTTTAGTAAAGAACGTGTAGAAGCAGAACTTGAAAAGTTTTTAGAGTTTGATTTCTTTCCGAGAGTTGGTGGCGGTATAGGTATGACACGTATGATATCAGCATTAGACATACACTGGAAAGACTAAAGTTTAATCTGGGGTGGTGAAACGGTAAACACGCACGATTGTTTCTCGTGTGGCATCTAGTGCCTTGGAGGTTCGATTCCTTCCCCCAGAGCCAACTTGTTGTCCAAAATGTGCCACTTTTTATAATTTACTAAAAACTGAAATAATAAATATACACATAATAGGCTCAAGGCATATACAGGGGATAACAATGCAAACTGATATTGACAACATACAAAGGCTGTTGGATAGATTTAAAAGGCAAATGCCGCCCGGTGAAATATATCAACAACGTCTCGCAGAAGAATTTGAATTAATTCTAAATCAAAGATTTACAGATTACTTTTTACAAATATGTGATATCATCGATCTCACAGAGGACCTTACACACATGACACGTGGGTCAGCTGGTAGTAGCTTGATATGTTACCTGCTTGGTATAACTGATATTGATCCAATCAAATGGAACATACCAGTTGCACGTTTTATGAATCCATTACGTGATGACTTACCAGACGTTGACATAGACTTTGAACATTGGAGACAAGGTGATGTTATGGAACGCATATTTAAAAAGTGGCCTGGGAAGTCTGCAAGGCTTTCCAACTATGTAACTTTCAAAGAAAAGAGTGCAAGACGTGAAGCGGCTAAACGTTTAGGTGTTACAGGAAACTTACCACGTAACTTTAAATATGAAAACTTAGGCATTGATGTTAAAGAAGCAAAACGCATTGAAAGAAAACTGTTAGGCAAGAAGAGAGCAATATCAAAACATTGTGGAGGCATCGTTATGTTTACTAGGCAATTACCTAAATCATTAATATCACAAGACAATCAAATATTATTAGACAAATACGAGATTGAAGACTTGGAACATTTAAAAGTTGACATATTAGCAAACAGAGGTTTGAGTCAACTGTTAGAAATAGATTCAATAACCAAATTAGAACACTATCCAGAACAAGATGAAAAGACAAGTGCGTTGTTGTGCAGAGGTGATGTGTTAGGAGTAACACAAGGAGAGTCGCCAGCCATGCGAAGATTGTTTAGAGCTATACAACCAAAGTCAGTTAATGACTGTGTGTTTGCTACTGCAATGATACGTCCTGTTGCTATGAGTGGTAGACAAAAGGCCGCTATGTTTCAAGACTGGTCAAAGGAAACTGTACAGGACTCTGTGGTGTTTGAAGATGATGCAATAGATATCATATCAGACTTTATAGGAGTTGATATGTATGAAGCAGATATGTATCGTAGAGCTTTTGCAAAAAAGAATGATGAAAAGATATTAGAGTTTGTTGAGAAGCTGGGCAATCATCCTAAGAAAAAAGAAGCCATGGCGGCACTACAAGAACTATCTGGATTTGGTTTGTGCAGAGCTCATGCAGTAAACTTGGGTAGATTGATATGGGCATTGGCATATCAGAAAGCACACAACCCAGAAGACTTTTGGAGAGCTAACCTAAAGCATTGTCAAGGTTCATATAGGAGTTGGGTGTATCAAGCAGAAGCACACAGACAAGGAATAGAAACTAAACCAGGTTGGTGGCAGAATGGATTTATTAAAAATTGTTTTGTACAACAGAAGTGGTTGGACCATGTAGAGTTTGCAGGAGTTATTGCCAATGGCAGAGTTTTCAAAGGTAAAAATGGTAAGTATGTAACGTTTGTTACTTTAGGAATAGACTACGGACAATACATAGATGTTACTATTCAAAAGCCTTTTGGATATAGAGATGGCGACATAGTACATGGCAGAGGTGTTGTGCGTACACAAAATCACAGCGAATATATACAAAGCACTGACGTTAAACTATACAATATGCACGAATGGCGCTATTCGAAAAGACGATAAAGAACGTGTTCGAACAACCTCGTGAGGTCAGTGTTTCTTTGCTTCCGATTTCATTTTTTTGACAGTTTCTTTCCAATTAAAATTTGGATTGGGTCTGAAGGGGACTTTCATACTACCTGGGCACCAATCGTCTCTACCTGTAACAATAACTTCGTTTGAATTCTTTGCACCTACATAAATGCAAACTTGATTATCTCCTATGAATCCTCTGAACACTCTACGTGCAGTAACAAGGTTAGGAGCTTCACGCTCTCCACGTCTTATCTGTTGATCATAAGTGTAAGGCTTTGTGGCACCATACGTTTTGGCTCCGGCCAATACCGCATTCGGAGATAGTAAAGCAATAACCACAAGGACATGAATCACAGCATTCCTTTCATGTCTAATGCCCAATATAACAATCCTCCTGCTACCAAGGCAATGGCAATCACGGCGGCGCCTAGTTGACAAATTTCAATAAACTCTTTACGCATCTGTGCTTGTCTGTAAACTTCTTTCTCACGCTTGTCTCTGATCTTTCTACGCATCTCTTTGAGTTCGTCCCATGTACCATAACCATAACGGAAGTTTAACAATGCTTGTAATTCTTTTTCTTGTTCTATGATTTTCTTTTCATGCATTAATAATTGTAATGCTTCTTCTTCTACTGATCCTGCATTGAAAAGTTTTTTGAACAACGGAGGCTTCTTTTGCATCTGCTGTCCTTTACGGAAATCGGATATAGCGGTATACCATTTGCCCATTTGCCCGACTGTGTTCTCAAAGTCTTGTCCGGCTTGGACGAATTTTTTGACTGTATTAAAAGCCGTTGTTGCGGCCGCGATGGCCGAAAATGGATCTAATATTGCCCTCTCCCTAACTTGTTCCGACAATAGTATTTATTTGATTTCGTCAAATTCTTTATTGAGTTCGTCTTGTGATGCTTTGCTTTCTCTTTTTAGTTTTTCACATTCTGGAGAAGCTGGTGCAAACACACAACCTAAAGTCTTGCCAATGGCTCCAAGTTCTTGTTTTCTTTCCTCGGATATGATGGTAGTGCTTTTAACTGTTGTACAACCTGATAATAGAACACATAATATTATACCTATGAATAATCCTTTACCAAAGGCATACCATAACTGACTATAATGACTAATGCCCATTAACTTTTGCATTCTGCTTAAATGGCTTTTGTGCCAACGTATTAAATCGTTTACATTTTTCATATAGTATATTTATTGGTATTGGTAGCCAGAGTTCTCAGACCAGTTTCACGATCCAAGTATTTGAACATGATATCTTTTGGCTTGTATTGTTCTAACCATTTAAATACAATGTCCTTATCAAATGGTCCACAAGTGTAAACATCTAATTGCATTAATGCAGGACTGTCCTCGTCCCATACGTGCATAACAACATGGCTAGTTTCTATAATGGCAACAACTGTTAATCCTTTGTTGCCTTCCATACTACAATACTTGCCAAAAGGACCCATTAGTATTTTCATACCAATCTGTTCTATTAGGTCTTTTATTTGATTAGTTACAGTTTCTTCATCTCTAGGCGGCTCTAATACTTCCGCTCTGATGATAATGTGTTTGTGTTCTTTGATGGACATATTTTATACTAACACCTATTTCGGTTTTTGTCAAGCACAAAAGAGCGAAGCGACCGCTCGCGGTAAAGCCATTTAGAGCAATCGGTAGCGAAAATTTTTCAAGAGCAAAGCGACTAGCGGTAGCAAAAAAAGTAGCGAGGTTTTTGGCTCTTTAATCCGAGTGTAAATTGGCTTGTAAACTTTGTAAATCTATACCTTTGTTTTGTAAATTTGTAAACACCATACACAACAAAATGATGTTTTATACGAGCAACACCCTTTTAAAGTACCAATGCGACAGACTCCTTAAACAATGGTTTTTACCGTCTAAATGGCTCTTATTTGCAGTTTAAGTACTTTGACACTATCACAGTACTAGAACGTGCTATAAAGACGTCTATGTGCGTTTAAGACGCCTATATGCACACGAGCTACCCGTGTGTAAACTCCGTTGCACACATTCCATAACACGCCAGGGGATCACACACAAAAAATAAGTACGTGCAACAAAAGAACGTTCAATCCAAAACTGACAGAAAGGCAAAACATGAAAAGTTTTAAATATATGATACTGGACAACTTGCCCACATTGTTCGTGGGTCTGCTTGTTGCATTTGCATTCGTGATGGTTTCAAATCATGCACGAGCAGATGACATGACTATTGAAATGCTTAACAAACGTGACGATGGTGCTAAAATGGTTTATAGCATAGACGTTGCAAAGATTGATGTGGGCAACACCATCACATGGCTTCCCACTACCAAAGGACACAATGTTGAATTCATTGCTGGACCTGATGGTTGGGACAAACCCAAAAAATCAAAAATGAACAAAGAGTATAGCTACACTTTTGAAGTGCCAGGCATATACCTTTATCAATGCACTCCACACAAAGGCATGGGCATGATTGCACTTGTTGTGGTCGGAGGCGATGTATCCAATGCTGATGCAGTGGCCAAGACCCGTGTGTTGGGCAAATCCAAGAAGATACTTCCCAAGTTACTGGCTGACGCACAGTAGGAAGTGAATCAAAACAAGCAGAGGAGGATCCATTGAAGTTTGTTTTAGTAATCGTGGCAGGGCTGATGCTGACTGCCTGTGGAACATCATACGTCACTGACGATGGCAAGAGATTGATATCAAACTCCGCCATTGGTTGTGTGGCTGGTGAAGTTCTGTTCGGCAAGTGCGCCGAAGGAGCGGCAGTGGGAGCTGGCGCCACAGTTATTTCCGATCAAAAAAAATAACGAATATCTATACAGGTGTGCAGAGTAATCTGCACACTTTACCGTCATAAATACTTGTGGAGATTAATATGTTTAATTGGATCAAGAAGAATGTTTTTGGCATCACTGACAAACCTTTGGTTCTTACCAAGGAAGTCAAGTCCAAGAAGATCAGCAAAGCCAAGCTGGAGAAGATGACTAAATCAGAACTAGAAGCTTATGGTCGCAAGTTTGGATTTGAAGTTGATCGTCGTGAAACCAAAGCAAAGATTATCAAGCAAGTAGCAAAACTCAAATAACGTAAACGCCTAGATAAAAAGCCGCAATCAACAGTAGGATTATGAATATGATTCTCATGATTACACTCGGCTTGTAGACTAGTCCTTACCTTCCTTGGCTACATCGTCCACCCTCTTGGACTGATCGCCAGTTCCCAACGAAGCCGCAATAAAACTCATGGCCGCCAACATGGGTATGGTGTACACCATCTTGTCTGTGGTATATGCAACAATATATGTTGGAATCAAAACAATTCCTGCTTGTATCAGTGATCTTACAAATGGCTTCATGTAGGTATTTAATAAATATTCATGTTCGCACATTTCAGATTGGGGGCAGTTTCAATGGATCTTAATGTACTAGTACAGCTTTGGCCTATTGCTGTGGCGTTTGTTTCACTGGTGGTAGTCCTGGCCAAGATGTATAATCGCATAGACGTACTGGAGGAAAAGGTACGTACTCTGTTTGATCTATACAACAAAGAGAGGTAAATACTCATTAAAAAGACTTATGAGTAAACTAAACATTAGCGATAGCACAAACATATCGATGCCTGTACGTAATATGCTGGCCATCATAGGTGCTGTTGGAATGGGTGTGTGGGCATACTTTGGCATCACTGAACAGCTCAACAAACATTCAACCACACTTGAATTGATGCAAAAGGATCTGTCTGAGAACACTGAATTCAGGATCAAGTATCCACGTGGTGAGTTAGGACAATCACAAAACGATCTGGAACAGTTCATGTTGATAGAGGATTTGTACAAGTCAGTTGAAACCATGCAGAAACATTTGGATTCAATGGCCAACAACAAGATCAACATAGAATTTTTAAACAAACAAATGGACAAGGTTATCAATGATATCGAAAAGCTAAAAGATGCTGACAGAGATATCAAGTACACAAACGGTAACGGGAGTTAATCATGATTGAAACGGTTGTAGCACTATTAATGTTCGTGAACAATGAGATCAAGGAACACAGGATACAAGAGTCAATGGCCATGTGCCTAAGAGGCAAACGCCATGCTGAAAGAAACTATTCAGAGTCTGTAAAATATCAATGCATCAAGAGTAAAGCCCAGATAGAAATATACATGGGCGAAAAAAGTATTAAAGCCCTGATACTTGAAGATTAAGCTGATTTAAGCAATTCAAATTTCTTTGAACTTACCACATTGGTTGGCAACGGATTGCGTGACCCAACTGCTTCTGCGACTGAGTTGAATCCATCTGCTTTCAATAGTTTGACCAATCCTCTGTTTATTTCACTGATGTTCTGTGGACCATCAAATATCATTGTTGTGATCATGTGACACAGGTTAGCACCTGACGTGATCTTTTCATACGCATCTTTGGCAGTGAATATTCCACCAACACCTATGATTGTCATCTTGCCTTGTGTCTTTCTGTACACATGGCGTATCACATCTGTTGAAATACGTTGTAGAGGTAATCCACTCATTGCACCTTTGCCTTTGGGCAGTAGTCCTTGTGTGGTTGGATACTCTTCTGGTCTATGTTCTGAGTTGAACTCTGGTTTAGCAAGGTTGGTACACACAAAGCCGTCCATCTTGTGATCTGTACAAGCATCAACTATGATGTCTATTTCTTCAATGCTCATGTCTGCCGCAAGTTTAACGTATATGGGCTTTCTAGTAATAGGACGTATCTGCTCATTGACTGCTGTCAATAGTGCATCTAGATTCTCTCTGATTACAAATGGTTCACCTTCCTGTGTGTTAGGGCAACTGATGTTGATTGTAAAGTAGTCACCAATGTCTTTGAACAGGGTCATTGTTTTGACATAGTCCTTTACAGCCGCATCAAGATCAAAGTTTGATGTTTGATTTGTGAGTGCCGCATTGATACCAACACGCAATCTACCAAAGTCTTGGTTGGATAAATTCTTTGAAAGTTTTTCTGCACCCATGTTGTTGAGTCCATACCATACCACGATTGCTTTTGACTTGATCATTCTAAACAATCTTTTGCCTGGATTACCTGGACATATCTCTCCAGTGATTGATCCTAGCTCAGCCAGTCCAAAGCCCAGTGACGGATATATCTTTGTGAGTTCACCGTCCTTGTCAAAGCCTGCTGACAATCCCATTGGGTTTCTGTACTTGACACCATCAACCGTTGTTTTTAATGCATCGTCATTGTAGTCATACAGCAGTGATGTAAGCCATTTGGTCACATTGGTACTGCCCAGAGCTATGCCTATTCTTTTCATTGAATAGTGTGCTTCTTCTGGATCCATCAAAAATATAACGGGTCTTGCTATCTTGTAAAGCAATTTAAGGGTAAGGTTTCTAATTCCAACTATAAAACTTTTCATTGTTGCCTCTCTTTCTACAACTGTATTTATCTGAGATCTTGTGTTAGGCTATGAATTTGTACAACAACAGCATCAACACACCAGTTGCAACAGCACCAGTGATAAGTGCCCACCAAAATCCATACTGTGATAACATCAGCACAAACACAGGAAAGAACAACAAGCTGACTGCCACGAAGTAAACAGTTTGTATGCTCACAGTTTTGAATGTGTGTACATCAACTCCTGCGTAGTGCATGAACACGAATGACACAAACGTGGCCAAAGGTATGCCCAATATGAACGCACCTATGCTAGGATAACGTTGGCTTACTGTGCTGACTGTGGCAATAACCATGCCACCTATGATGGCTTTGATGATGAGTTCCATGTGTGTATTTAAAGGTTTAAAGGGCCAGCAAGTGGCCCTTGTGAAACAACCTACTGCTTGTCTGGCTCAACGTCACTTGGCAGTGAGTCGTAAGCGGCCGCATTGGAGTGATCAAGGTCTTCAGCATCAACATCGTCGTTGTCTGCTCTGCCCAGTGGGTGATTGTTGTGTGCTTCATCGTAGTCATGATCACACTCGTCATCACACACATGATCTGGTTCTTCGTGTGGTTCTGTGGTTGGATCCCAGTCTTCTTCGTCCTCGACATCGATCTCCAACACTGACTCCACGTATTCCAATCTCTGTTTGATGTTCCACAGTTGATCTTCTAATGCTTCAATCTTGTTTTTACCGTCCATGTGATGCTCCTTGTGTATGAGTGTAACAGTACTTATCCGAGACTGTGCCACCCGAAATGGGTATTTAATTCCAAAAAATATGTGTGCAAAAAAATTTTGATCTTGAATTTACTTGGGGGTGACCCATTCTATGTTGCTATTGGGTGGTATCAGTGGTGCTACTGGTTCACCTTCTTCTTCAAATATATGTTCACGTATGCTCTTGTCAGTGGTGGCACTAACACCCAAATCAACACCTGAGTACACCACACTAGCAGTTGACTTTTGTGCAACACCTGATGCTATGCCTATTGAACTCAATAATGTGGCTTGTGAACAACCCAATAAAGAGCTCAAACACAAGGCAATTAATATTACACGTATGAACATCATATTACTTATAGTACTATAAAACACCAATAAAGTCAAGTTTAAATATTAATATGGCTTACATATACACATATATTGAACAAATGACCCATATTATGTACAAGTACTATGCTTGGGCACCTTATGCCATACTGTTGATACTATTAATGCTGATAGTTTGGGCAGTACACGAAAAGGGTATATAATCCAAAAAAATTAGATTACAAAAAATTAAGGTGAAGTACTTTTCTTTTCTGGGTGGTGATTTTACCCCTGCTCACTTGCTAACTAGTTGCTTGAGTTGTATTATAACGCCCCGTGCCCCTCGACCATTCGGTCAAAAAAAATCCCGACATCAAGCCGGGACCTTTTCGTTTATTATTTGATTCTACAGTTGTCGGAAGCCCACACTCGCCACAACGTGACGCACACCCTCTGGAGTCTCTACAACGTCCCCTACACTCACAGAGTACATAGGAGCCAACCTCTCTATGTTGGCCTCAGGGCCTATGTTACCCACTTCAAACACACCCTCTAAGCCCTCAGCTTCTATGTTAGATACGTGTGTATAGTAGCCCTTGGCCATACCCTCTGTGGCAATAGCTTCCGGCTTATCGTTGAAGTTCATGTCCAGCTTCAGCTTTTGCTTGGGTACACTATTGTGGCCTTCAGCATTGACCTGGTCTACTTCTGCGTCTGTTAAGTGTATTTGGTATAATTTATAGTTCATGTTGCCCTCTTTGTTTTCTAATTATATATTGAGTATAAGGTCTAATATCAGATATGTCAACCAAAAAAGTGCCCCTGGAGAGCCGAGGGCACAACTCTACCAGGGGCTAACAGTACTCGGAGCAAGTTAGTGAGGGCTAGGCTCTACGTAGTACTGTGTTCTCTGCCATTGCTTCCCAGTTGTTTGGAAATGCTTTGGCCAAGTCCGCTATCTTGAGAACTGTACGTAAACTCAGTTCACGTAGGTTCTTCTTGTTGATGTCAACGAAGTCCATCACTCTCTCAGTGGTATCCTCAGAGAATGCATAGTCCCTCAACATACCATCGCCCACGATCTGCTTGATACGTAGCATCTTCTCCCTCTCTGTATCAATTGTGAGGTCGATGTAGTGACATCTGGACTCAATAGCTTCTAGATGATCTCTCATCTTCTTTGACTTAACGTTGTCAAACTTGATGTTGGTAATGAATATCGCACTACCTTTGAATTCGAATGAATCCGGCACACCCTCATTTCTCAGCTTGAATGAGTCAGTGTTCCAATGGATACGTCTGGTCTTCTTGCTGTCCAGTGCCGCCTTCAGGATGTTCAGTGAAAGGTCTTCCTGGAGTATACTGTCACAGTCATCAAAAACTAGTACATTGTCCTTGTCGGCATAGTTGTACAGTTTACAGTATAGACCGATCGCCGACATAGCACCCTTGACAACTTGATACTTCGCAGGTCTGTCACCCAGCTCAGCGATCAGCTCATGCTTGCCAAGTACTTTCTCTACGCCGAAACTCTTGCCAACTCCTGGAGGGCCTGTAACTATCATTGCCCTAACATCGCCCTTCTTACAAGCACGAGTCATGTCTTCTAGGATTTGGAATCTTTCTCTGAGACGGTCGATGGTCTCTTCATCTGTCTCTTCTCTAACAGTTGTTTTCTCTCTTGTTAACTCATAGTCGTCTGCTGAGTCAACCTTGATCTTGATGTTACGATCTGGGAATCCAGCAATGGCCTTGCCATCCACTGTCACGTAACCGCCAGCGGCTCCCACCTTGAACTCCTCAACCATTGGAAATACCATTCCAGCAAGTTCAACGTCCTTGCCTCTGATCTTGTAAGTTCCGGATTTGATTTTGATCTGTTGTGTCATATAGCCCTCTCTAAAATGTTGTTATTGCCTAATTTCTTATTATGTATACAGTATATGATCTTTTACTGTAACTGTCAACCCCTAATATTAATTTTTCTGCAGGATCAACATGAATCCAAATAGGAACATGGCCAATCCAATGCCTGCAAACGTCATCATCTCCAGCATGGTGTTGGCATTCTCCACACACTTGCCATCACAGTCTCCTGCTGATCCGGCCATGGCCATGATGCCCAATGCCACCAAAAGATATCCTATGAACGTGATCGCTGTCTTCATTATAGGTCCTCCTGTTCTCTGCCCTGTGCAAAGTCATTCAGGTCTGCCGCCAATGCCGCCGCCTGAGCCCTTGTCAACTGTATCGAATCGAAGAATGCATCTGCTGGACCTCTCTCTTCTTTGTGATCCCTCTGCATGGTTATCTGCACACATGAACCTCTTCTCTCGCCTCCCCAAAACCTGGTTAGGTCTACCTTCTGTGCGTGTGATTTAAGATCTGTACTCATATTGCCCTCTCTTTGTTTTAGTTTATATTATTAATATACATCCAAAATATTGGTTTGTCAACCCCTAATTATAACAATGCCCCATTGATATTAAGTGCGATTGAAGCCCCGAAGATCCACAATAGAGCCCCGAGTAAAAAATAAAGTCCGATCATCACGATCGCCGCCTTCACCGTGAACATCAATATGTCCGGAAAATACTTTACAATGACGAACGCGATTGCGAATAAACCAATTAGTGATAACATTTTGCCCTCTTTCTATTTCTTATTATACTCTTAATATAGCACCTCTTTATCCAAATGTCAACCACTATTTTTGTTGTATTTTTGCAACACCCCTGGCCTGCCCGGAGGGATTCGAACCCCCGACCTACGGTTTAGAAGACCGTTGCTCTGATCCAGCTGAGCTACGGGCAGATTCTCCAGGATGGTGGCCACAGAGAGACTCGAACTCTCACGATCTGATGATCCACGGATTTTAAGTCCGATGCGTCTACCTATTCCGCCATGTGGCCTAATAGATGTCTCCTATGCTGTGGTGTAAGCTGTGCCTGGGGATGTACTTTACCCCCAGGTCTTACCAGATTGTTTATTGTGCTAGTGGTTCTTCAACCTCAACATTCACAGTCGCTTCTTCTACTGCTGGTGCTGGTGTTGTGTCTGCCTTGATGTTTCTAACAACGAACTCAGCGATTGCTGATTGAGATGCTTCGTCTTGAAACTTGTCGTGACCCTGTAAAAACTTACAGATCTCACCTTTGGACATACTTTTGTCCAGTTCCATGATATTGATATTCTCATGGCCGTTCTTTGTTAAGATTTTGAATCTGCTCACATAATCGTTCGCAAACCTTACCTTGGTTTTACCGTTGAAACTTGAAGTTCCTGCCACGGTATATAGTTTAGTAGTTGACATAAAGTCCTCCTTTAAATTGCCTATTCATTACTATATTAATAATAACACATTGGATCGAAAAAGTCAACCATTTCTTTTCCAAAATATTACCATTTGCCTCCACCTCTAGCCGGATCCAAAATGTCCTTGGTCTTGACAATCAATTCCTCCTGGACACCTGCTTTGGATAGGTTCGAGGCATTCTTGATCAAGTTCGCTGTCTTGATCATATCCTTGCCTGTCATTGAACAGGCCCCCAACAAGGGGACCATGATCAATACTGCGAGAATCTTCTTCACTATGCAACCAACCCTTCGATGTATGATTGCGGTACCTTACGGCCTACATCACGGCCACCTAGGTACTTGTTGATATGTTTAGAGGTCGTCACTGAAAAGTAATCTTCTGACCTAAACGCACCAATGTCGTCATAACCTGCCACTGGTGTCTTGTATGAGAACAAGATGCTCTTGCCTCCGATCTCAACTTCGTTCATATTAGAACCTACTGGATTCAATTTCATATTCCCTTCTCCATATACATTTCATTGATTTCATCGGCTGTGGGTTCTCCATCAGCCTTTGCCTTTTCATCATCCCAGATGTCCACATTTGATGGACCATGCTTCTGAATGAATTCCTCTCTGGTCATCTCCCATGCGTCCTCTTGCATTGAATAAACCCATTGTCCTGTTTTGCTCATTTGCCCTCTCTTTCTATTATATGTTTAATATACATCCAAAATATCGTTCTGTCAACCATTTATTTCATAAAAGTGTGATTTCCAATGATCACGGTGAATTCCTTGTGATCTGCCCAACTAGGATATACCAGGTTGTGGGCATAGTAATATACCGCTCCATGGGTGTTGTCGTTGATCCTGAAACCGCCATGATCATGTGTATAGATCGCGATCCTCACTGCTTCTCTCCAGGCCCTTGCATTCCCCTCTATGGTCAGACCTGACTTCTCCTTGTTGGCCCATATGATATCCTTGGCTCCATCACAATACCAACTGAACTGGCATCTGTGTTTCCTAGGATAGTAAATTCTCTCTTCATCGGGTAGATCGGCGTGTTGTTTGGTCTTCCAACTCTCTCTGACCGGCCCTTGTTGTACCACCTCACAATATGTTGATGGCCACCTCTTGTCCTCAACCCTGTTTCTTGTGACGTTCGCGACTGCGGCCTTGCCCTCTATCGACTCTGCTCTGGCTTCAAAGTAGATGTTCTCAGCAAGGCATACAATCTGCTGGTGGTCTTTGTTAGGTACTGACGCGGTGGTTAATTCTTGAAATAATATAGTCTTGGCCTGCGAAGTCAACTCCGCGGCGTGATCGAATGATTTTAGTTTGTCTGCGGCCACCCCTGAACTGGCCATACCTGCGAGTAGGATGGTTGCGAATAGTGTTTTTTTCATTTTGCCCTCTTTCATACTATTAATATATCACCAAACTAGGGATTTGTCAACCCCTAATTTACCTCCAGTTCTAGCGGATTTTTTATCTCATATGGGTGAGAATGGATGTCAAAATGGGCAACACCATCATTCTGCATTCCCTGTTCTGAGAAGTCTCCCTCCCAACCAGGACCCAGCAATTCCATGATCCCTTTGACGAATCCCGAATCTGTGTAGATCTCCCAGGGACCATCATGTGTGATTGTGGCATCCCAGTAGACGTCACCATCACCATAATCTGACTCTCTTAGGGTGATCCCTGTGACCTCAACGGAAGCAGGATTGATGGTCTTGTCCTTGTCCCATATGCTGTCACCAGCTAGGTCAACGGTGAATGTTTTATTAAGTGTGATTTTACGATCTGCCATGTAGCCCTCCTTGGCGTTGTTTTTTATTATACTTTGATAATAGCACCACCTATCCAATATGTCAACCCCTAATTGCCAAAAAAAAGATCTTTTTTTCGAAATATTTTGGTTGACAAATATCACCTCTGATCATATTATAATAGTATAAGCCGGAGCAAACACCAGACCCGCTCACCAAAAAAAGAGTAAGGTTAGATCAAACCAGGGCACAGACACTTCGATACTCAAAGGGTGGGCCGAACTCTGACCTGAGGATCAGGCCACAATATCTAGTGTCGGTCCCAGGTATAGATCACAACATATAGTCCAGAGACCAGACGAGGCCGATTTTGGCGAAATTGATGCTTGACTTTCCGGCCCAATGAGGTTTAAAATATACATATGAGACTGAAGAACCCACCTTTTAAGAAATCCATCAAGGATGATCTCAAAAGGAACAAGAAGCCAAAAGATTTCAAGGATATGGGACTGACCAATCCGGAACCAGGTTCAGTGAATGAGACCAAACAGATAATCCAGAACCTGAGAAGAATCTGGGGCGAATCCACAAAGAAAACACCAAAGAAATAACAGGTAGTGAAACACTCGTAGTGAAGCACGTCAGTGATATGCCCGTAGTGATAGCATATACAGAGCACGTCAAAGACCACACATATACAGAGTCAGCCTAGCACATAGTAATAGAGGCCGGAGGCCTCCTCCGTGAGACCACCGTTTAAATGTGGTTGCTAGGGGCCGAGGCATCCCAGATCGACTGCTCTCGAGGCCACCATGGTGTACGGTTTTGGACCGTATCTGTACGGTT